TCCTGACTTACCCCTCAGTTCGCTGTGGCTCCCTCGGGCGCTAAGCCCGACGCTAGCGGCGCTTTTTAATCGGGATAGGTCTATCTATACCTTAACCAGGTATAAATCATTTCCGAACCAGGTATAAATAAAATTCGATTCCGGCCCGTCCCCAAATTGTAAAAAATTTTTTAACGCGCTCATCGCGCTCTACAAGGAGGATACGTGGCAGATAATTCAGCTGACATTGCCAAGCGTATTATCCTTGGCTGTGTAGCAGAGGGTATGACCATTGAGCAGGCTACCGCCTCTGCTGGTAAGTCTATTAAGACCTACGAGTATTACCGTCGTACAGATAAGATCTTTGCAGATAAAGTAGACCGAACCCGCCTAGGTCTTAAGGACAAGCAGTTTGCCGGTGGCGATGTCCACGACATCTCATTCCAAGAGTTTCGCCAGCGATTCCTTCACAGCCGTACCTTCCCCCATCAGCAGAATATTGTAGATGTAATCGAAGGCCGTGAACCAGGATGGCTGCATCCTTCGATGAAGTATGAAAAGGGTGTGGCAAATAACCGCATCCTTATCAATATCCCTCCCAACCACGCCAAGTCAATCACTATTACAGTTGATTACGTTACCTGGATGGTTGCCCAGAATCCTAACTTTAGAGTATTGATTGTTTCCCAGACGCAGCGTTTAGCTGCCGACTTTCTCTACGCCATCAAGCAACGCCTGACTCATCCTATGTATGAAGACCTCCAGAGCGCTTATGCTGCTGGCGTAGGGTTTAACTCTAAGTCTGCCTCGTGGCAGGCTACCCGTGTCACCTTTGGTGATGAGCTACGTGAATCTAGCGAAAAAGATCCTAATATCGAAGCCGTCGGTATCGGAGGCCAGATCTACGGTAAGCGTGCAGATATGATTATTGTAGATGATGCGGTGACCTTATCTAACGCCAACGACTTTGAGCGTCAGATCAAGTGGCTTACCCAGGATGTGCGTTCTCGTTTGAACCCTACAGGTAAACTTATTATTATCGGAACTCGCGTCGCCTCAGTTGATCTCTACCGCGAGCTACGCCAAGAAGATAGATACCCAGGTGGATTAGTTCCTTGGACATATCTTGCTATGCCAGCGCTTTTAACAGCAGATGAGAACCCAGATAAGTGGGAAACCCTCTGGCCTTTCTCAGATGCACCCTTTGATGGACAAGAAGATTCAGATAAGAACGAGGACGGCCTCTATCCTCGCTGGTCTGGACGTAACTTGTACAACGAACGCCAAGCAATGGATGCTTCTACCTGGGCGTTGGTTTATCAGCAGCAGGATATATCTGAAAACTCAGCCTTTGACCCGGTATGTGTACGCGGCTCCATTGACGGTATGCGAAAGTCTGGTGCATTAGTTGCAGGACATCCCGGTCACCCACGAGATTTATCAGGTTTCTCCATTATCTGCGGTCTTGACCCAGCGATGATTGGTGATACCGCAGCTGTTTGTTATGCGATAGATCGCAACTCGAACAAGAGGTACATAGTAGATGCTATTAAAATTAGTAGACCGTCTCCTGCCGACATTCGTGAGCTTATATTTAATTGGACTTCCCTATACGGCCCGTCTGAGTGGATCGTTGAACGTAATGCGTTCCAGTCTTTCCTCACGCAAGACGAAGGAATCAAGCAACACCTTGCATCCAGAGGAGTAATCTTACGTGAACACCACACAGGAAACAACAAGTGGGACGCAGGATTCGGTGTTGCCAGTATGTCCACTCTGTTTGGAACGAAGCAGCACGATGGTAAGCATCATAGAGATAACCTTATCCATCTTCCTAGCGATCAAACAGAAAATGTCAAGGCGCTCATCGAGCAGTTAATTACCTGGACCCCTACTACTAAGGGTAAGACCGATATGGTAATGGCTCTGTGGTTCTGTGAGATCCGCGCAAGAGAGATGCTCAACTATGGTAAGTACGCATCCCACCATCTAAAAAACCCATTCCTATCTCGCGCAGAGATGGGCAAGCGAATAGTTGTCAACATAGATGAACTAATCGCAGAGAACAACCGTACGTTCATCTAACAAGGAGATAACAAAATGGCACTAAAGAAGCAATTAAAACCACTTAAAGGTTCATCAGACAAAGCACAATTAAAGAAGGCAGCAAAGAAGGCTGACCCTATGAAGGCATCAGCAGCATCTCACCAGAAAGACCTAGCAAGAATGTCAGGCGCAACAGCAGCGACTAAGAAGTTTAAGGCTGATAAAAAAGCTGGTATTCGGTCTGCTGAAAATAAGCCAAGTCGTGCATACACTGCTGGCAAGAAGGCTGAAAAGCGCACACTAAAGTCATTTAAGTAAGGACTAGACAATGCCAGTAAGAAAGCCAGGAAAGTGTCGCAAGTGCGGCAAGTCAGATAAAGCGTGTAAGTGCTGATGCCAAATATGAAGAAGCCTGCGCCTAAGAAGCCTACTGGCAAGCCAGTACCTGCTTCAAAGAAGAAGTTAATGCCACTTACAGGACCTGCTGCAGTAGAAGCATTGCAGCGTCGTGTATCACCATCTGGTGTTAAGAAGGCAGAAGCTGGAGCAAAGAAGGCCATTGACAAGAAGTACCCAGGATTATACAAGAAGAAGTAAGGAACCCCAGTGTTAACAACTAAAGAGGTCATTGCGAAGGTAGGTCGCCTTCAGACCAAATTCGCAGCACGTGATCAGCGTATGCGCGACGTGCTCTCGGTACGCCAAGGAGACATTAGCAAGGTTTACCCTTCTATGTTCTCAGAGGACTACCCAAAGCCTCTCGTTGCTAACTTCGTTGACGTTGCAGCACGTGACTTAGCAGAGGTGATGGCACCACTGCCATCATTTAACTGCGCTGCAGTCAATATGGTTTCAGATGCACAGCGTAAAGCTGCAGATACCCGTACTCGTATCGCCAACTACTTTGTTACAGCCTCTGATCTACAGATTCAGATGTACCAAGGTGCAGACTGGTTCAATACTTACGGTATGTTGCCAGCACTTGTTGAGATGGATTACGAGACTAACTCTCCACGTATCCGTTTGCTCAACCCGTTTGGTGTCTATCCTGAGATTGACCGCTTTGGTCGCACCACTTCACTTACTCAGATAGTTGTAATGGATGCAGAATCCCTTGCTGCTCAGTATCCAGAGTTTGCACCACAGATTTTGCCACGTAACAACTACGTTCAAGGTTCACCTAACCTATCCGTAGTGCGCTACCACGACAAGGATCAGGATTTAATCTTTATCCCAGAGCGTGACAACCTAGTTCTTACTAACTTACCTAACATAACTGGTAAGTGTTTAGCATCAGTTGCTATGCGTTCATCCCTAGATGGCGAAGCACGTGGACAGTTTGATGATGTGCTATCTGTACAGCTTGCTCGTGCTCGCTTTGCAGTGCTACAGATCCAAGCAGCTGAGAAATCTATCCAAGCACCTATTGCTATTCCACAAGATGTGCAAGAGTTGGCACTTGGTCCTGATTCAATTATGCGTTCTGCTAACCCACAGGGTATTCGCCGTGTTCCTTTGGAACTACCACCTGGAGTCTTTACAGAATCTGGTGTCCTAGAGCGTGAACTACGTATGGGTGCTCGTTACCCTGAAACTCGTTCAGGTGATATCAGCGCATCTGTTATTACAGGTCGCGGTGTACAAGCCCTACAAGCAGGATTTGATACACAGATCCGTGCAGCACAGGCACAGTTTGCTCGTTTGTTTACAGACCTAGTATCTCTTTGCTTTGAGATTGACGAAAGAGTCTTTGGTTCTATGACCAAGGAGATTCGTGGCGTTGATGACGGTACTCCATACTCAATGAAGTACATCCCATCACGTGACATCAAGGGTGAGTACGGCGTAGATGTACGTTACGGCATTATGTCTGGTATGGATCCTAACCGTGCCATCATTGCATTGCTTCAGATGCGTTCAGATAAGCTCGTATCACGTGACTATGTACGTCGTGAGATTCCTATGGAACTTAACGTCACACAGGAGGAACAACGTGTTGATATTGAAGAGATGCGTGACTCTTTGCGTGTTGCTGTTGCACAGTATGCACAGGCAATACCGGCTCTCGCGGCGCAAGGACAAGATCCAAGTCAAATTGTTAACCGCATCGCAGGTGTTATCCAAGGTCGTCAAAAAGGACTCTCACTAGAGTCTGTTATTGAAAAGGTCTTCGCTCCTGAACCACAACCAGCACCAATGCCAGGTGCAGAACAAATGATTCCAGCAGCAGGTGCGGCCCCCGCCCCTGCCTCGCAGCAACCTCCACAAGAACAAGGCGGTATGGCCCCTGCTGCTGGTCCAGCTCAACGTCCCGACATTGCAGGTTTACTTGCATCCATCACAGGCGCAGCATAGGAGGAGGTGTAAAATGAAAAAAGGAACATTCGCAAAGGCAATTATGGCTAAGGTCGTAGAAGGCAAGCGAGATACATCAAAGCCAGCAGGTCCAGGCAAAGTATCTTTTGGTATGACTCCAGCAGGCCGTAAGGGTACAGCTGTTAAAAAGGGTAAGTAATAATTCAAATGAGAGGCGTGCTGGATGAGAAACGATGACGATTTTATACCTCGTCCAGTACGTCGCTCTGATTTTACAGTGATCTTTGCAGGCTTAGTACACAACCTAGCCTCATCATTTCACACATTTACAGAAGAGATATTAGAAATTTCTATCTATCACGCTAATCAAAAGACAAAGACAATGAAGGCTTGGGAAGATATGAGCCAAGACCTAGAGAAAATTCAGGAGGAAACAGATGGCTAGAGGTCCACTCGCCGGTGCTTCAGGTCCTGGTAAGTTTTCAAAGCGAACAGATTTACCTTCTGCCTATTACGGTGAAGGTGTAGAAACAGCAGCCATTAAATCAGGTGCGCCATTGGCAACAACCCCAGATGTGCGTCCATCACAGGCTCCAGCAGTACCTGCTCAAGAAGCAGTCACGCCACTATTTGCACCAACACAGCGTCCAGAAGAACCTATCACTACAGGTATTGACCGTGGTGCAGGACCTGGTTCATCAGTATTGGCTATGCAGTCACAGTTTGCTACACGTAAACTCTCTGACATCTTAGCTGAGATGATTCCATACGATAACACTGGAGAAGTTGCTATTCTTTATCAGAACGCACTAGCGCGAGGTAACTAATGGCTGATAATCTTTCATCAGCATCGTATGCAGCCAAGTTAGCAGCAGAAGATAAGAAGAAACTTGAGGCATTTAACAAGTCTCTCAAGGCTCACAAGGAACTTACCAACCTGCCACCAGAACTTGCACAGAAGCAGTACGCTAAGTACACACCTGCACAGCAAGCATCGCTTCAACAGCAGTATGGCAACGAAGATCCAGTGCAAAAGCCAGACCAAGGTTGGTTATCTACCACTTGGAACTACACAGGCGGTGCAATTCTTGGCGGTCTTAAGGAAGTTGGCAAGGATTTACTTGGTGGACTACAGAATGTATCTGATTTCTCTACACGTGTTGCTCGTACAGTCTTAATTGCTGGCGATCAGCAGGTAGATCTTAACGAGGCTTGGGACATTGCCAACGATAAAGGCGATAAAGTCTTTAGCCCAGGACGTATTGAGCGTGCCAAGGAACTCTTTGACCCAAATGCTGTAACTGTCGCTATGCGTATTGCAGCAGGTGAAGACCAAGGTAAGATTCTTAAGGAATCAACACCTGAGCAGGCTAAGTATCTTGCTTTGTATGACAAGAAACAAGGTACACCGGAAGAGCAAGACCTATTCCAAGACACACTTGATGCTGTTAACGCAGCAAAGTACTCACCTGGTCGCTTTATTGCAAACCTATTTACTCCTGAAAAGTATGAAGGTTCTGGATTCTTTTACAAGACAGTATCGGGAGCAGTAGATGCTGCATACCGTGTCTTTGCTGATCCACTTATCGTCGCTGGTAAGGCTAAGAAGTTATATGACCTTAGCAAGTACTCTGTAGAAGTTATTGCAGGTAGTGCTGTTCGTGATGGCGTAGCCTTTGCAAACTACTTTGACCAGCCAAAGACTATTGATTTCTGGAATGACTACGGCTCAAAGCTCAAGTCATACCGTGAAGCAGACAAAGTAGGCAACACAGTAGAGAAAACACGTCTCATCGAAGAGATGAAGATACTTGCACCCGAGTTTGGTCCTGCAGTTATTCAAACATTTAACAAAGCAGATGAGCCAATTCAAGATGTGCTCACAGCTAAGGCTTTCTTTTCCAATGCAAAGCAAATGGATGAGATGGTTAAGGGTGCAGGTGGTCGTCGTCGCATCATTGCGCCACGTATGACAGAGGCTCGCAAACTACGTGTTGCATCTTTGACTCAAGTCAACAAAGTATTTAACATTGACAAGGTTGGACCAGCCCTAGTTAACGCATCATTCTTTGGTGAAGATGCAACAGATGCTGGTATCTACAAGGCTGTAACAGAAGGCAAAGAGGAGATCGTACAATCTCTCAATGCACTCAACAAGACCAAGAAGGTCGGAGTTGCACGCTTCTCAGTAGCAGATATCAATGTCCGAATTGACCGCTTTAAGCAACGCTTTGCTATTGCACCGATGTTTAGAGACAACGAATTTGATCTGCTAGATCCTAACGCTGCAGATTATATGTACCGACTTGCTCGCTTGGTATTCCCACAACGTGAATCTAAGTTAGTAGCAGAAACCTTCCGTGGTATGGAAGACCTAGGACAACGTAAAGAATTTTATTATGGCCTTATGGATAACATCACAGATATCCGTGGCATCAATACGACTGAGCCTACAGAAAGAACTGGTCGCCTTATAGCAGGCAAAGGTAAGTCTAAGTTTGATAACACTGGTGAAGAGCTAGATGAGGTCGGTGCATTTGCTACAGACTTTAACAGCAAGGTAACAGTACCTACTCTAGTAGACATTGACCGTCTAACTGCTCGTAGCACTATCGGTCAGAAGATTCTAGGACCAGTTGCTAACAGTGAGTTTCTTGAGAAGACTGTGGGTTACTGGTCTTTCCTAACCCTTGCTGGACCACGTTATGCTATCCGTAACTCAATTGAAGATTTAATGGTTAACCTTGCCATTGGTGAGTCTCCTTGGGGACTTGCCACTAGCCGTCGCTTAACTACACGTGTATTAACATCACTGCAAGAAGCAGGTAAAGCAGGAGGCTTTGAAGGATTAGCCAATAGCCCACTTGGTTTCGTAATGCGTCTTGTTAACAAAGAAGAAGCAGCACGCTACCAGGATGAAATCAAGCGTCTTGATGATGTCCTAGTACGCAACAAGGCTGAGATCAAAGACCTTCGTAAGACTATTGAAGAGTCAACAGATGAAGCAACCATTACTGCTGCTCGTAACAAAATTGCTAAACTCCGCAAAGAGACAGATGTAGATGTAGTACGTAAGACTCGTGAGATTATGGCAGGTGCTTTGACTCAGGGACGTGTTAATAA